TAGTTATGTATGGACCTTGTAAAACTTGTATAGCTTGATTCGTTACTGATCCGCTAGAATTTGCAATCGGATTAGCAGTAGCACTAACTCCTCCAACATCTGCTGCATATGCAGGGGTCGCAACCACAGTTGTCGCAAGTAGTAGACATAGCTTTTTTATTGTGTGAAGGTACTTGTTGTGTCGGTGACCGAGTTTATTGTCGTAGTACGTTGAATTATCGTATGGTTCGACAAGCCTGGTCCTTGGTAACTTTCCGTGAATTGGAAAGCTGCTCCTGGGGTTGTCATTGTGAAATCTGGTCTTTGATTCAGATTCAATCCAGTCCATTCTGAAGTCACTCCGTCTAATGTAATATTTGTATTAGTAGTAGAACCTGCACCTGTTGGAGTTAGGTTTCCACTTGCTTCTACATTTGTCCCAGTCACTACATACTGCCAGCCAGTATTATAGTCCATGCTATTTATCGTCTCCGTAACAGTAGACGTAGTAGTGGTGTTCGAAGTCATCGAACCTTGGGTAAAATTTGGGACCACGGGGACAGCACTAACAGGAGATGCTATCCCTAATGCGATTAGCGCTAGTAAAACGCGTTTCATGACTACTGAAGTTCGATTTCAGTTACGAATTGACCAGTAGCTGTAGTACCAGCTCCGCCAGCGGTTAGTGTTGTCACACCTGCGGAGGTAATAGTACCTGCAAGACTACCTGCGACACCACCAGACATTGTTAAAACTTCACCATATGCTGGCATGTCTGCTACTACACCACTGGTTACATCAACACCTGTACCGATAGGATTTACTACGTCTCCTTGAGTCCAGGATTCGCTAAAGCTGAAAGCCGATCCTGCGGTATTTACGTCATATGCACCAACATCTAGTGTTGCAGCAGCAGTAGCAGTACCAGCAGTTAACTTACCAAAGTGAGCATCATCAGCTACTTTGATATTAGAGCCAGAAACTGTATAAGTACTTCCTATACGAGTTGCATCTGTATATGCTCCATTTACGCTCAACTGAGTTGAGGAGGTCATTCTATGTGTCAGATCAGCCCTTGCTGGAGACGCCAGCGGTGCTGCCATCAATAACATAATGAAAGGTAAAAATCTTTTCATTAAAAGAGACAAGAGACTGGCTTTATTTAGCAATGTAAATTTTGAATTAACCATTTTTTAAGAAGTGTGCTATAATAATGGTCTAAATAGCGACTATAAATGAGGTTATTATGCAAAAATTAGTCAATGTTATTGCTGTAGTATCTGGTGTTGTATCACTGACAGTAGTAGGTACTGCTGGCTATGTGTTCGTAAATAAAGATGCTATAATTCAAAGCGTAACTGAAAAGGCACTAGATTCTCTTGGAGGATTTGGTGGTGCTTTAGGTGGTGGTGGACTTG